GAACACGCGACGGCCGGAAACCACGCGCGAGGCAAACACGCGCGGAGTGAATACACGCGGAATGTCTTCAGCTATAATGGCAGTCCAGCTTTCAGACTGTTCGGTCTTCTCCGTCCATGTCATGGCGTGACCCCGGTTACGGTCATGGCCATGGGGCCGGAGTTGTATTGAGAGAGTTGACCAAGACCGTTGAGGCCATCCAGCGCAGTAGAGAGACCAAGCGCCCACGTCTGAATGCGCTCGTCTTCCTTGATGTAGGGCGCGGATTCCAGCAGCATCCCGTACAGGTAAATGTCGGGAGCAAGCGTCAGCAGCCAGTTCGTGCTATTCGATGCGAGCGCCGGAATATATTTCCGGTACACCATCTCAATCGTGTAATCCTGATCCGGCGTCGGGATCAGTTCGATCTCGTCGCCCATGATGGTGAAGTAAGCCGGCTGCGCAGCAGCGTCTGACAAGCCGTATCTGAGTTCATCGGCTTGCGTACCGTCCAGGTATTGCAGCCTAGGTTTACCAATAACGCTCGAAAGCCTGATGCGCCGCATGGACTGGAAATCAGACGGCAACGAAATAAATTCCGGTTCGTCGTCCGCCGTGTCCACGCTTGTAGTGGATCGCGTCTCCATCTGCCGAACGAACAGCGCCCGGTTTAGCTTGGCCTCGCAGAGCACGACGAACTCAGGAAGGCGTAATGTCAGGTCGTCGCGCGCAAGCCAGTTGGCCCCGGCCGCTAGCAATTCTGTATAGGTGCTGATAGCCATTACAACAGACCCGCCGACCAGCCGGCCTGTAGCGCAGGCTTGTCAACCCGGAGATAAATCCACTCTGGATCTTGCAGCTTCTTCCAAATCAGTTGATCGAACTCGGGGCTGAACATGCGCAACGATGTGTTGCCTCGCGCATGCTCTTCGTTAAGCCACCGGATCAGGATCACATTAGGAATGCGCCCGACGTGCCTCCCCCAGTCGCTCGGCTGATCCTGAGTGCGGGCTTCCTTGTTCCATTCAAGGATTGGCTCGACATCCTGCACATGCTCGACGGCGTAGTCTTTGCCGTTGGTATCGAAGTGAGGACGCAGCAGGACGCTCATCAGGTCATCTCCGTGACCCAAAGGGTACCTGCTGTCGCTGTAATCAACGTGCCGTTGGTCGCCGCTTTAATGGCGGAGATCTTCTGCCCCGGCGTTACCGTGTAGTAGTCGATCCAAAGCGCGGGCAGGAGCGGGTCAGCAGCCGTTGCCGTTGCTGATCCTGTGGAGTCGTAGATATGAATATGACAAGCCGAATTCGCGACGACGCGGATCTGCCTTGTCTGAGCTCCGAACGCATTGGTAATGGGAACGGTTGCGTCATAGGCAATCGTCTGCGTCGTGCCGAGAACGGATGAACTAACGCGATCGATTGATGCCATTTTAAGCTACCTGAATGACGGCAAAGCCCTGGGTGACACAAGCCGTTGAGCCGGCGCCATCGGATGCGATTTCGATCGTGTCGTCTTCACTGACGAAGTTGGCCGCTGTCGGCACCAGCGACTTGACATCGCCCGCCGCAGAGCCGGAGGCCGCGACAGTCAGCGCGCCGCCAGTGATGGCCGTGCCATTGATCTTGCCGGTGAACACGCGATCGGAGTCCACGACAGCGCCGAGAACAACGCCCATCTTGACGATCTTGCCGCGGAACGGTGCGCGGGCGTACATTGAAACAGCAGCGCTGGAATCCACGATAGTAGTGGTATAGACCACGACCTCCTTGAGAGTCGGGTGATTGATAGTGAGAGCCATTTAGAGTTCTCCAAAGAAAAAGGGCGGCCGTTAAGCCGCCCGAGTTGATAGTCCGGCCTTGCCGGTCTTACGCAGTGTAGAGATACGAGACGATGCCGAGCGATGTAGTAAACGTGGTCGTCGGCGTAATCGACGTGGAGGCCGTGGCTGCTACGCCAGCAACCGAGCCGGTATTGACATCGACCCAGGTCGAGGTTTGGATCGTCCGCACCGTATCCGTGGTGCTATCCGGCATATAGCCCATCCAGTACTGGCCTGGCTTTGCGGTATAGGCTGAAGTAAACGCCCGCTGCTGGAATGTAGAGGCGCCGGATGTCACGGCACCACCACCCGTCACCGAAGAGTTGGCAACCAACGTTCCGGCTGCGTTATAGAGCGTGACGAAGCCCTTAGTGGTGCCAACGGTCGTTCCATTGAGGATCGCGCCGCCAACAAGAACACAGGGGTACGGGATGAACATATCCCAGAACCACATGGTATTCGCCACGCCAGCGCGGCCGTTGGTGTCGATGCCGGTCAGTGCACCCAAGTTACCCGAAACATTGTAGATGCGGGTTCTGCCGCTTACCGGCGTGATGAGGTCAAGCGTAGCTGTCGCCGCGCGCCCGGTAGCAGAGCGGATAATCGGAACCGTATCCGTCGCCGTGATGATCGAGGTGGACGTTGGGCTGTCGAAATTGTCAGTCGTTCCCATTGGGGTATCCTTTCAAGATGAAAGGGCCGGCTGTTACACCGGCCCCATGGGTTACGACGTGGTGAGATCGTAGACGCCGCCGCTGGCCTTCTCGTTGCGCGAAACAAGCGCATATTCCCCGAGAATCTGCCGGCGGATCGAGTCGCCCGTGACCGCGAGCGGCTTCGAACCGATCGGACGGAGATAGGCCAGAGCCCACATATCCATCTGAAGGATCAGCACATCGCGGGTGCGCTGGAAGCGGTTGGCAACCACCTTGACCTTGCCGAAGTCGGACACGTAGGTGTCAACTGTAGCAACGATCGACTTCGCCTTGGCGTCTTCGGTCGGCGATGCCCGGCCCGTGAAGGTCGAGAACTGTTGCTTGTTGAAGGCGCCGGCCATGATCATGTCGGGCTTGCCGCCGTTGGTCCAGATCGAAGACAGAACGGTCTTGACCTGGTTTTCCGTGAAGGCGCGCTGGGTACCGTCCACGCGGGTCACCGTGCCCGAAGTCGTCGGGTCAGTGCCGGTCGTGGAGGTGTTGGACTTGATCCAGGACAGAACCGAGGCCGTGGTGCGGGCGGTCGTGGTGTCGCCGGTCACCTTGGTCTGGTTGCGCAGCAGAATAGTCTCGATATCACGCTTGAGTTCGAGGCCCTTCAGCATCTCCTGGTATTCGATTTCCGAACCGCGACCAGCGTGGTCAACCGCCTGCTGCGTGCCGGTGACGCGGGCCACCTTGTCCGAAATCTGGCAGATATTGGAAAGACGAACGGTGACGGTCACGGTGTCGGTCGTGGCGTCGTCGCCTTCCAGAACGGCGTTGGTGCCATCAACAGCCGCAAGCGCCTGAGTCTGCCATTCGTGCAGGGTCGCATCGGCTTTTTCCCGCTCGATGCCCGACATGAAAGGGGTTTCGGTCGGGTCGATGCGGTAGATCTTGTCGGAGAGGTCTTCGCGGTTGCCAATCGCCTGATAGGTGGCAAGGGTGTTGCTCGGGAGAGCCATTTCTATACTTCCTTATGATGCCCGGCGTTGGGCGAGACGGGCCTGAGCCGCGTGCAGCGCCTGCGCATCTTTCAGCGAGCCGGTCTGGTTAAAGCGTGCTTCGAGGGCTTGGATTTGCGCGGATGGGCCAGAGCTTGCAGGCTTCGACGTTCCGGGCTTCTGAACGGGTGGAAGAGGCTTGGACGCGACGGCCGCTTTGGCCTTCTGGATGTCCTCATACTTCATTGAATTCAGGAGGATTCGCTGGAAACCGGCACTATAGATGAAGGGCTTATCGCCTTGTGCCGCAAAACCGTTGAGGTCCCGTTCGTCGAAGTAGGTCTTGAGGTGGCCTATTGCCTTGCCGGTAAGGTCCTTGAGTTTCTCAGGGTCCTTAACCTCCGGTACAAACTCGGAAAGCTTCTCCGTTTCCTCCATCTGATACTTTTGGAGGTTGTTCTGCTTTTCCTGCTCTTGGCGGGTTTTGATCTCCGCCTGTTCGGCCTGAGCCGCCTGCAATTTCCACTGGTGGAGCTGATAGGCCTGAAAGCGGAAGGGATCTTCCTGCTGGAGCCTCTCAAGGTCTGCCATCGAGCGGATATCGCCGAACGGTCCAGTTTCCTGGAGCGTCTGCATCAAGGATGGTAGTTTGGCCTCGTACTCTTTCCGTGCCTTTTCCGCCGCTTCACGCTCAGCCTGGATGGCCTTGCGCTGTTCAGCGATTTCGTTCTGACTACGGCGGAAGTCCCGGTCCCGTTCCTGTTCGCGGGTGTGCAGGTATTCCTGCGTCTCGCGAGGCAAGGATTGGAATCGTTCCTTTTCTGCCTTTGTCCAAGACCCCGGCGGTTCGATGGGCGGAAGATTTTCTTCCGGTTCGTTCGCCTCGGTTTCTTCGCTGGGAGCCGTTTCCGGGTCAGCGTTGGCTTGCGCCAATTCGGGTTCTGCGGTCGCGGGTTCCGCGCTCTCGGCAGATTGTTCGGGTTTGCGTCGCGCCTGACTTAAAAGCTGCGCCGCCTGTCTAAGGGAGAGTTCGCCGCCTGAATCTTGCACCGGGGCGTCGGTGCTGGGTGCGGTCGTCGCATCAACGACGGGAGCGCTAAGGTCGTCAGACATAAATGTTCCTCTAAAAATGCCCCCGGCGATGAAATTCGCGCGGGGGCGTAATCTCCCGAAATGCAGGCGGGAGCTGCCTTTAAGCGTTCCCTAACGGGACGCTCATCTTCAGCCACTCAGCGAGCAATTCAGCTCTAAGCTTTGCTCGATCTGAGTCGGAAAACTCTTTGGACGATGCTTCAACACTAATGTTGAAAACTCTCCAAAACTCATTTTTGAAAATCAACGGAGAACCCAGCCAATCTATCATCATGGCTAAGCTGCTTGTCGCAGACTTCGCAGCCTGAACTTCACATTTTGCAACCAGATTAGATTGTCGCTGGATTTGTGCTGCCTGAGGGCAACTTGGGCTTCGTGCAATTCGTCAAGAAGAATTTCGCGGTGGCGCTCAAAAGTAATTTCTTGCTTGCGGCGCGGAAGGCGATCAAATTGAATAATCAAGTGGTGCTCCTGTTAGCGACGAAACATCGCGGGAGCACTATGGCGTTTAGACAACCCTACGGGCTTGGTGTCAACGAACAACGATTACAAACAATTCCAAGCTAATGACGTGTAGAGACGTCTAGAGATAGCTAGTGACGTATGGTGTTAGTTCGTCTTGTACTGCGGCAAAGTGACTCAGGTGCTACGTTAAACGATCCCGAAGCGCTTCGGGCGCTCGGTGAGGTTCTTCAGATCAGCCTTGGCTAACTGGCCGTCACGCAGGGCCGACTCAAAATAGCCCTTCAGGTTCCCAAGCTGCTGAATGGCGGTCCAGCAACGTTCGCGGCCATCCGTGTCTCGTGCGGGCGTTGCTTTCCAGGCTGCGATCAAGTCGCGCTCGATATTGGCAATCGCCTCGTTGAACAGTTCGTTGTCGAGTAGCTCCTTGGCTCGCCGCGCCCGCCCGACATCGGCGATCAGTTTCATCTCATCCGGCAAGCATCACCTCTAACTCTTTGCGTACCGCTTCCATCGGCCAGCAATCGACCGTGGATTGCCTGAAAATCTTGTGGCCACGATACCAGCGCGTTTCGTCTGAACGCATCCAGCGCCAGCAGGGAGCCTTGCCGAGCATCAACAGAACGGGTTTCCCCAATGCGCCGGCCATGTGACCGTTTGCGGAGTCGGTCGTGACAATAACGTCCATTGCCGAGATCGCTCTTGCGGTGTCCCGAAAGTCTTTCAGCGTTGAGCCAACGTCCGCAATGAACCCGTCGAGGCCCATATTGGTTATTTCCTGCGGGCCGGGGCGAACCTGGAGCGAGTAGAACGCTGCTCCGGGTAGGTCGAACAGCGGACAGAACGCTTCGAGACTTGCCGATCGTAACGCGTCCATTGCGTAACCGGGCGATCCCTTCCATGAGAGGCCGACTTTCAGCTTCCCGCGCTTGGGAAGATCCATCGGCTTCGCCTTCATGTAAGGCTCTCCTTTGATATCCTTGTATTCGACGCCCATCAAAGCAGCGGCCGCCATACACGACGTAACGTAATCGGCCTTGAATGGGCCTTCCTCGCCAATAACTGCCTTGAAATCGAAATTGTCGCTGATCAGCCCGGAGAGTATATCCGGCCCCGAGAAAATCAGCTTCTTGCAGCGCTTTTTGAGGAGCGGCGCAAAGCGAATGAATTGTAATGTGTCTCCAAAACCCTGTTCATGGGCCAAGATGACCGTCTTGCCGTCGAGGTCTTCGCCTTTCCAGCGCGGAATGCCCGAGTCTGTAATCGGCTTTCTGACCGGCTTGTGGTTGATGACCTCGAACTCGTAGAGGCCCTCTTTCAGCTTGCCCTGCGCCAGCATGGCAATGGCAATGCTACCCTTTACCAAGGGTTCGTCTGCCCGCGCATCCAGCGCCAGCGTGTAATAATTCAGCGCGGTGTCGTATTCGCCCTGGTCGTAATGGGCCAAACCAAGATGGTGCAGCGTCACCGCTCGCCGATCGTCCGGTGCCAATTCCAAGGCCCGTCGAAACACAGCGATGCTGTTCATTCCGCCGCGCATCAGGGCTGCGGCATAGTTGAATACCGCTATGAACTCGTTTGGGGCAACATTGGCGCAGCGCCTGGCTATGGCCAGTTGGGCGGAACTGCGTTGGGTTGTCGAAAGCAGCGTGTACTGGTTACTGAGGTCTTCAGCGCTATCGGGGTCTTTGAGCAGGTTCGCTGCGGTCTTTTTGTAGGCCGCAACGATTTCGTCGCTCATCGCCTCATGTACTCGCCATCAGGCGCCTGAGCCAAAACCCTGTTTATGATCTTCCAGCCATTCAATTCGGCGATGCGCCGCCTATACAGCGTATGAATGGAGAACGAGTTATCTTCTAGATAGCGTTCCCGCTCAGTCATGAAGAGCCGCTGAATCCATTTCATTTACCGTTCCCCTTCGGTTTCGGAGCGCTCTTCATCTGCTCCATTTTCATGTCGTGGGCTTCAGCACCGGCCGCGACCTTGAATACACCGGCTTCCATCTGCTGGCGGTGCTGTTCGGCCTTCATGGCCATATCCTGCTGGTGCATTTCGCGCTTAAGCTGGAAGTCCATCAGCTTCAGCTCACGTTCAAGCTCGAACTTCTGCTGAGCGAGCGCCATTTCGCCTTCAAGCTTGCGCTGCTCGGTCGCCATGTCGGCTTGCGCCTGCACGGTCTCGATCTGTGCCTTGCGCTCGTCTGCCTGCTGGTCAATCTGCGCGTTGGCCATGATCTCCTGGCCGCGCATCGCCAGTTCTTTTTCCTTAATTTCCTTGTCAGCCTGCACCTTGAGCATGGCCGGGTCAGGCGGCGGTGGGACAGGCGGGTGCAGCAGCTCCCCAGTCTGCGGATTCTTCGCTGTCGGATCGTTGAAGAACTTGTCTGGGTTCTTGTGCCCCATGATCTTGGCGAGTTCAGAAGCCGTGTTCCAAAGATTGGTATCGTCAACCAGATTGGCCTTGCCGCCGAGCAGCAATTCCTTCTGGAAATTCCCCAAAGCCATTGTCTGAGCGAATTGCTGCGATTTGCCGCCGGTCCCAAGCCCGACATTGATCGTCATATCGTTGCGGGTTTTCCATTGCCTCGGATCAACCGGCACCCACGCATTGCGCAGCCGCACAGTCTGCTGTTCCTGGCCGTGAGACCGAATGGTATGATGCAGCAGCGAGAAGATGTCACGAACACCTTCGGCGAAGTTGCGCGCGATCAGCTTCAGCCGCATCTGCGAGGCTGAGAAGACCTGCGCAACCGCCGTGGCGCTCTGGTTTTGCAGCGCATTGGCGTCGATGCCCTGCGTCTGTTTGGACAGACCGGTCGCCGCCTCGATTTCGGCGTCGATGTATTGGATCATCGGGTAGATTGACCCGGTGATGTCGGGAACGACTTGCCAGTTCAACCCGCCAGCAGTCTTAGTACGCACAACACCGCCCGGCCGCGATACCAGAAGATCATCGAGGGTATTGGGGCCTGCATTGGCCTCCGACACCTCAACTCTGGGGTTGTTATGCAGATATAGGTTATCCAGCGCGCTACGCTTTAACGCGGTCTTCTCCCGCTGCTTCGGCATGATCAAGTCAGCAACGGACCGTCCGAAGAATCGATGCGGAACCGGGATAGGCGTCGTCGTCGCAAACGGGATCACGTCGATCGGGTAAATGCAGTCCTCATCATCCTTGCGGAGGATCTCGCCCTGGTCTGCCCCGGTAATGACCATGTACAAACAAGGCTTGCCGTCGCCCTTGTAGTCCATCCGAACGTAATGCTCGGTAATCCTGACCAGACGCGCCGCGGTATTGATCCCGCTGTTGGTCGGGTTCAGGTGCTCGTTGACCGAATCGCGGGCCAGTGTCTCGATTTCTGTGTTGCCGTTATAGTCCGCAAGCGACTTGATCTGGTCTTCGTCAAAGCCTTCGGCGATCAACTGGCCTTCGGTCTTGGTGACGATATCATGGAAGAAATAGTTGCAGGTCTTGATGTCGCGGGCACCGCGCTCAACCCCGACCTCTTCTGGAGGAACGCCGAGCACACAGGCGCGGGCCGTCTTTTTTGTCGTGACAAGAGTAACGTCGTGCGTGATCGGCTTGGGCTGCGGGATAAGCGCCTGAGCCATCGCGGCTTGCGGGCTATTCCCGATCGCGGCTAGTTGCCCTGGACCCGGTCCAACGTTTGAAGCGTCCATCAGGTGTATTCCGCCTCAGGCTCAGCGCCCACAGGCTCCCCTTCGTCATTCACGCTGTGCTCGGCAATCTCCATCTTGCCGTCAGACGCAGCCACAGCCTGCGCCAACAAGGCGAACTGATGGTCGCTCAGATCGTAATAGGTCTCCCGCTCTTCCTGCTCGGTTTCTTCCCACCAGACCTTCACAAAGCCGTTCTTTTGCAAAAGCGCGTCCTTGAAGAAGTTATATAGCGTCACCCAGCCCGGATTCTGCTGCATGAACACATGGTTCACGTAGTCGGTTTCCTGCTGCGCCGCCTCTTCATCCTCAGGCCCAACCGGGTCGAACCGGACAACCTCGTCAGATCCAGCGAAGATATCCATGACGTGGGGGAGAATGCCTTCAACCACGTCGGCCACATCGGTCGAGACAGCCCGCGATCGACCATCCTGCGCTGGCATGTCCTTGGACATATCGCCAAGATAATAATCCATCGCATCGGCGCGTTCTTGAGCCAGGTCGGTCGCGTTCATCCCGGCAAGGGCTTCCGCCCGCTGTGCGGCCAGCATGGACTTGAGGTCGAGCGGGGACATCTTAGCCATCAGGCATAGCCCTGGTTGGCGTAGCGGATGGGACGATTAAAGCCCGTGTTCACAATCTGGCTATCCAATGTCATTGCTAGGTAGCGGAATGCGTCCGCCGCGTGGCTTGCCCAGTCATGAACGGGCCTCGGTTTCAGGGCTTGCAGCTTGTCATCGTATTCGGAGCGGTAGAGCTTCAGAGCATCGATACCGCGTGAGCATTTCTTGGCGTCAAACCAACAGCGGGGTATGATCGTGCGAACGGCGTTGATGCCGTCCTCTACCCGGTGCATGGTCGCTACCCTGATGTTCTTCAGCCCAAGGCTTTCCAGAACTTCCAGGCGGCTTTTGCCCGTTCCCAACTCCTTGGCTTGGGCGTCATGTGGTACAATGTGGCCCGCGTATACGAAGGATGATCGGTTGTTGAGTTCCCGGACGTAGTGTCCGAGATCGACACCCGACGCCTCGTAATAATCAATAATGTGGATTTCTCTTCCAATGACTTGCGCGAACCATATTGCCGTCGAGTCACGGATGCCGAGATCCCATGCGGTGTAGACCTGGGCGGCTGGCTCAAACGGCACCCCCGTAATGCGCTTGTCCGTTTCTGCCGCAGCCATCAGCCGCCCATAATAGGCGCCGATAACCGCAGCCTCGAATGAACACTCGAACTCTTGCGCGTATTGTTCTTCTGTCAGGCCCGAGCGGAGGCTTTGCAATTCCTCGGGCTTGATGATCCCGGTTTCGCTGGCCTTTAAGATCAGCCTGAACCAGCCCGGCAGATCCTGCCCCGACTCGTCCTTGTCTACCTTGAAGAACCAGTCTCGCCCGGCCGGCGTGCCAATGAACGTCGCGCCGCCGTTGAAGTCCGCCAGAGTAGGACGAATGACTTCCGGCCACGCCCGCGGGTCCATCTGTGCAGGCTCGTCAATAGTAACATCATCATTGTAGGTGCCGCGCATCCGATCGTAGTTGTCGGCGCCGTATAGCTTGAACCGCGCGTTATTGTGCGGGAACTCAACGAACAGTTCAGACTCGGACGTCTTGATGCCGGGGATAACCGAGCAATAGTGTTTTACATAAGACCATGCCACGTCCTTGGCCTGGGTGAAGGTCGGCGCAATGTACGAATAGCGCGGCGGCGGGAATTGCCTCTGATTCGATATCGCCTGCTTGATCTTGTCGTTGATGCAGCCGACCGTCTTACCGAATCTTCGATGCGCTACGATCTTGGCAAAGCGCTCAGTGCGCTCGTGGTAGGGTATGAATTGATCGCGCGGTGTATACGGGATTACGACTTCTTGGACTGCCATGTCACAGTCAGTTGGATCGGCCCATCATCCTCGCCCGTTACAGGTTGGGCAGGCTTACCCCATCCGCGGTCTAGGAGCGCGTTAGCCGCCGCCACCTTGGCGCTTTCGGATTCGCCATTCTGGGCAATGCCAGCCAATGACTGAATTGCCATTTCGGTATAAGATCGCGCTAGGGATCGAATTTCAGTAAGAGATTTAGTCATTTACTTACAGGGTCTATCCGCCACTCGTGCTCTGGTTTTGGCAGGTCGCCATAAACTGTCCACGTGCCTATCTGCTGCACGGGGGTTGGCTTCTCCGACCCGAAGTTCTGCTCCTGGTAGACGGCCTTCAGTTCCCTGAAGCGCTCAACATGGCGCGGCTCAATCGGAGTGATTGGCGCATAATGCCGGCCTTCGTTTGCTGGTGCCTTCACAAACCCACGCCATTCATGCGGCGTTCCGGTATAGGGCCATTCAGGATGGGCGAGGGATTTCAACTCAGCCATTTGCCTTTACTCGCCCCCGCACATCGGGGAGATTGAAGCCGATCGGCGAGTATGAATCGTCAACCGCCGTATAGGGCCAGCCCATCGCGTATTCGCCCACCTTGGACTCTTGGCCGGTTACAGGCGCACTGCTGCCGGTCAATGCAAGATTCTTCTCGGCCTTGATCTCTTCCATGCGCGCCTTGATGGCGGCAGTATCGTCAGCCAAGTAGCTCATGCCGGCCCCCCGTTGGTAAATTCCGCGAACTCAGCAATCGCTGCATCCGCTTCCTTCTCGATCTGAATTGCTACCCGCTCGATCTCGGCAGAGACCTCTTCATGCTTCTTGCCGGCGTCGTCCAGCTTGGCAAGGGCCTGGTCCCTGCGCTGCCTGCCCTGCTCCTTGAGGGCATTCAGGCGGTCTCTAATCGCGCCCGGCTGGTATCCACTGATGGACATCTTGGTGTTTTCCGTTCGGATAAAGGGATTCTTCAGCGCCGCGGCAATCTCGTCATTGCTCGCCATCGGGCCTACTTCCAGGGTTTTATCCCCGATGTGAATTAGCTGGTTCCCGTTTTGGGAATAGCTTACAGTCAGGCTTTCAGAGCCATCGATTCCCCTTAGTGCCGCCCTGAGTTCGTAAGCGGACATCTCTGGGGTTAACCTTCGTGTTTCGTGGACCGCTATCGAAAGGCGAGCGGCAAACCAGTCAAGATCTATTTGGTTCATGTCTGACTGGCCGGGCTTGATACCGGCTGCTCACGGGCGGCTCGTTTTGTGAGCTAACTTGTACCCTTGCGGCCCCTTTCGGCATCTCTTTAGAGAGTGAGGCGGGCGGCTCCTTTTGCCTCAGTACCAGTACCCTACCGTCTTGCGTGTCCTTCCACGCCGCAGTCAGAACTCTTTGTACAACAAAATTCAAACAGGGTCTTTCCCCAGATCCATCCCGTCGATGCCCTTGCCGCCGTAGGGCGCAACTTCCTTCATGATCTCGGAAGCTTCGCGCTCCAATGCCTCGCGCAATCGAGCTAAATCCTTCGGATTCTGGAAATCGCGGAGTTGGACGACTTCACCCATTGAGCACTCCAAAAGGTTTCGGGCACCCTCAGCATGTCGAGAGCCTCGGCACGTAAAACGGCCGTTCAGCAGGGGGATGCGCTCTATCGGTCTGCTTGAGGATGCCCGAACGGAAAAGCCGCCCAACGGATTGCTCCGGGGCGGCCAAATCTCTTGCGACGATGGGAGAAATGACATGATTTGCTCCCGGTGTCAATACCCCATACCCCTTATCGGGTTTGCATACAGGCGGCGGCAGACTTCTCGACTGTCTTCTGGATGCCATCAAGCCCGAACAAAAGCACAATTGAAACCCAAAATAGCATCAGCGTCCTCATCACCGCTTCTCCATTACAAAACCATATTCCAATGCCAAGCAGTCAAGGCATTCACGAAACCTCATCCCGTAGTATTCCTCCCAGCGCCGGCCGAGCAACCCGCGCGATTCCGCGATCTGCCTCCGGGTTTGATTGTGAACCAAGATGGCATGCACGATTGCCGCGCCATCCTGACCAAGCGCCCGATAGACAATCGCCAATTGCCTTGCAGCCCGCCTCTGCGCCTCCGTGATAGGCTCTGGCATCATCCCCCCATCCACGGCCTCCTTGCTCGGGTCGATCGCGCGCGGTCCTCGCTCAGCCGTTTCAAAGTCATTCTGAAACGCCCTCCCCGCTTGGTACTGCGCTTCATCGATCATGTGGCGCGCATGGAGGTCTGCCAGAGGATCATCCCGTGTCGATCGCATCACAATGATTTTCCCACCGGCTTCATAGGGGTCATCTACCTCTTTCGGGGTCAGATAGTTCTCGACGCCTCGGTTTGAATCTGCCGCCCGCCTGTCATGGGCCTTAGACGGATCATAAGGCTGTCGTCTTTTCGTGCGTGCCATATTGCCCCGGTGAATGTGTGATGCAGTTGGACGCGTTACTGTGATGCCATGAGCTTTTGAACGTCATCGAGCATCTTGCTTTCGTGCCCCGGCGGCCATTTTGATGGAAACCGCCAGCCGCCCTTCTTGTTGCGAGGATATGGTCTTCCCTTTTGAGCCACTCCGTAAGCATCCCAGGCTTCAAGCTGAAGCTGATCCAAAACCTCAATCGTACCATCGCCAGCGATATCCCCTTCGCTCCGCAGGTACTTGCCGGCGAACTCAGCCGCCTTGGTTATCCAATTATGCTCGGCGGCATTCCAATCTGCATACGTCAGGCCCTTCGCCTTCGCATGCATGCAAAACCTCTGGTGCTCCCGCTTGATGTCGTAGTCGCTGAAGCCGAAAGCTTTCGCGTAGCCGTGGTTGGCATCATTGATTTGGAAGTCGTCTGGAATCGTACGAACAGGCTTTTTACGGCTTTGGCGCGGCGTAGCCGCAATCTGCTCTGTCTCTTCTCTCTCTCTTCTCTCCTCTCCCTCTAGACAAGCATCTTGCTTGCAGTCTGCTAGCGCACTGCTAGCATCTTGCTCCGCAGTCTGTAGCTGTTGATCTACAACGATAAATCCCGAGCACGCCAATAGTGTCAGATCAACCTTCGTGTTGGCGTTGATCCGCCGCGCTACCCATGCTGCGTCATACGGAATTTTGTTGTCGGAGCGGCTTGCTAGCAACCAGATAGCAATAAGGTGCATCTTGCTAGCATCAGGCAACCGCCCGAACTCATAATCGTCCAGCAACTCATTGTAGAGCTTGATCCAGGGCGGCGCCCGATCTTTGTAGTGTTGGAAGCGCTCAAAATTCTTGACGCTAAAGGTTTTCACTTAGCGCCCCCATAGACCGCATCCCAGACCTTCTGAGCACATCCATCTGCGTCCCGATGGATCTGTGAGCCAGTAAACCGCATTGTCAGGTAGCCGCGATTGTGTGCCGCGGCGTCTTTCTTTTGGTCGTGCGCTTTCTGATCTGCCGACGAGTGAAATTCCTTGCCGTCGCATTCCAGCAGCAGGGCGCCCGTCGTTTTTGGATTGTAAATTGCCCAATCTGACCGATAGATTGACCACTTGAATTGCGGAACGAACATCAGGCTCATCGCCTTGTCAAATTCGTCGGACGTGCGGAGCGTCAATGGCCTGCCGGCATCCCTAAAGAACATGAGGACGGCGGCTCCCAACAAAGTCTCAATAGGGCTGTCGGCCGTTGGGCTAACAGAAAGAGACACGTCGGCGCGGTCAACCACCTTGGCCAGCGCATCGCTAAGCCTTATTGGGTTAAAGTCGCCAGCATCGGCCTCGCAGCCATGCACATATGGTTTGCGCCACGGCTCATTGATGGGGTAGCCGTCGTCATCCAAGCCGTCGTAGTATTTTGGCTTTTGACGCATCAGAGCATGCCCAAGGCGTTCTTGTATGTATCCAGGATCGCTTCCTGCGCCGCGATGTCGTCGGGGTTCATGGCGCGCAAGCGGATGATGGTTCGCAGCGCCTTGACGTCAAAGCCGTTACCTTTGGCTTCTTTGAAGATATCGGATCTACCGTCCGATAGTCCCTTGATCTCTTCGTTGACATGCTCAATACGCTCAACAATCGCTTTGAGCTGGGCATTCGAATTGTGACCTTCCATCGGATTCCCCTGCTATTGGTGTGATCGTAATACGCACTCCCGTTACTGACTGATCCCATTCAACTACCCCGCGACGCAGGTACTTGTTGCTGTCGCCCTCAACTACTCCGTACGTGACGAGCAAATCCGTCACTCCTTTTTCGAGGTTAAAAGCATCCCTCGCTCGCTTGTCCTGCCCCTCTTGGAAGGCGTAGGTGATGTGATACGGCCCCTTGATCTGCGGCGGCCTTTGCGATTTCAACGCATAGCCAGCCTCAGCAAGCCAGTCTGCGTACCGTTGAGACTTGTGCCTGCGCGTCTTGCCGTCCGCGTACATCGCGTTGACGCTGATCGGGAACGGAAGCGTGAGGACGATCAAGCCGCGCATTCCTTCTTGATCTGCGCTGCTACCAATGCCACCCGCAAGTCGTACCGGAGCTTGTCCCTGCGCTTGGGGCTGGCGGACTTGAGCGCCTTCTTGCGGCGGTTTATGATGGTGCGGAGTTTCATTGCTCGCCCTTTCTCGGAATGGCTCCAAGCGCCAGCGCGAGCTTGTAGGCATAGAGCGGGGATAATCCTCGGCTGCATGCCAATGCTGTGCCCTTGCATGGGTCTTCCAAATAGGCTTCCAGGATTTCTCGCCGCTGCTCTTTGGTTTGTCGTTTGCCGCCGAGTTGTTTGATACGAAATGTTGTCTCGCTCTGCTTGCGAATGCGCTCCCTGCGCGCTGGCCGCAGCCAGTAGTAAACCGTCTGCACATGCATCCTGGTCTCTTTGGCTATCTTTTTTGGACCAAGCCCCGCCCTCTTGAGACGCTGGATCGCATCACAGCGGGCTGCCACCACGTGAGATGCCTTCTCGGCCCCGAAAAATTGCTCGGGGCGAACGGAGCGACGCTGGCAAACCTGTGCGATGATTGGATTCATTCCGCCGGCCCCCATGCGAGAGATGGCTTGCGTTGAAGCTGTGCCAGCCGGCGGTCTATGTAGGCAGGGTCGCGGTCGCCGCTTAGCTTGCGGTCAAGTGCAGAAAAGCCACGCGGGGGGTCGCCGAAGAATGCGCCCGCCAGATCCCGCGGCCCGGCGTTAATCCTGGCAGCGCGGTTGGAGGTAACGTCTTCAGGGATCTCACGGGCCGGAACGTTGCGCGCGAAGCTTGCCCCGGTGCCAAACTGGCTGCGGATATGCCGGTTGAGATTGATCTGCTTGCGGCGCAGGATCTTGTGTTCTTCCGTATGGTTGATCCAGCGCCAGCGCTCCTTGATGGAATACTTCGATCTCTGCAGCTTCTCCATTATTTCTGGAAGGCTGCGCGCAGCGGCCATCATCTGCCGCAAGATCGCGGTTTCTTCATCAGTCCATAGACCTGACCTTGCCATTCTCTGCCCCTGTTCTGCCCGCGCAAATGTGATGCTGGCGCAGGCGCTGCTTACTTCGGTGGATCTTTAGGGTGTGTATGCGTGGCTACCCGCGCAGCCTCGCCCACCAGAGCTTTAGCCGCGCGAACAGCATGGCTATTAGGCCCGGCGATTTCCTCGGTTCGGATGATTTCATTTTCCAGCTTTCGCATTTGACGTTCACATTCTGCGCGATAAGCCGCCCTGATGCCCTCGTAAACCGAGATGCTAATTGTCCTCAGTCGCTCCCGGCGATAGCGAAGCGACCAGAGGAAACCGTAATCAACTCCATACTCACGTTCGATCTGCCGCATGGCATTCTCGATGTCGCCAGGACCGCGCGACTTCATGCGGGTTAAGTCCTTCGACCATAGAGCGGCCTGATCCAGATACGCGGTGTCAGACATAGGCAAACCCTTTTTGCGCACTTGCAAACTCCTTCATGGTTTCTTCGTTTCATGAAGGCACATAACGATAACGAACCGTTCAGTTTCATCACGCTAGCGGCGGCAACCGCAAACGTGACGCGATACCTAGTCCCCGATCGGAAAGAAGATGATCAGCGGCGCGATAAATACACTCGCGCCGAGCAAGGAAAGAAACAGACCCCAGACGAGGAATGTGAGTATGTCGAGCATCGCTTGCGAGAAATTGCCGCGTGGGAGCGCAAGATCAGTGGCAAGCGGTGAGATAAAAAGCGGAGCGCCTGAGGGCTGCTCCGAGTTGGGCCAAGAACGCGGGGAGTAAACGCGTCTGGCTAACTGAATGACATTTGAATCGCGCAGCGTATCAGCGCGGTGGTGAGGCCCGTGTGGTGGTTGTTCCCCCGACACCACACGGGCAGTCATGTTTCTAGCTCGCCAGTGCATGTGATGCTCCGTGAGTCCAAAAAGAGTCCCGCGTTATATTTTGATGAACATATGCACTGTTCCGTGCTCGGGAACTTTCGGCAAGTTCACCACAGTAAAAACACGGGAATGCCAAAATCTGGTTGTGTAAACCACCCGACACAGCGCATGGTACGAATCCCATGCAGTCGCATGGCACAAAGGCGAGCGACAAGAGGACGGGGGTTGAACAATGGGAATACACAGTGCCCCATCGCGAATGATGGGAAAGACAATCAACACCCACTACATCAGCAATATTTTTTCCGAAGATCTCGGCGGCGGAAACGTCCTCATCAGAACCTTCCGCCGCAGCAAAGGCGTACTCGTTCCGGAAGTAAATTTGATTATGACTGCTGCCAATATGATTATGTGCAGCGCCAAAGCGACCAAGTTCGGTCAAAGTGTGTTCAACGAGGAACAGCTGCGTGGCGCCGACATGAAGGTTCACTGAGAAACCTCCGCCACCAACTCCATCAACCGCTCAGGAGCAATGCCGGTCCTCTCCTTGATGACCGGCCATTGACTCCTGCGCGGGAGGTGGACCCCACGTTCCCAGCGTGAATAAGTCATCGCGTTCACACCCAGCAGCCTGGCAGCTACGTCTTGGGTGCGCTCGCCGCGCCATTCTTTGAGAGGATTTGTCATCGTCCGCCACTATAGGCACAAAATGTTATGGCTGTCAACCGCCGTAGCATCTTGTGAATAGTGACGTAAACACAAAGAGTTAGTAGTGTTTCGGGACGATGCCAGCAAAAATCTACCCACGCCGTAAGCGTAAAGTGTACCTAGCCGAGTGGCGCCTTCACCGGGGCTTGTCGCAGAAACAGCTCGCGGACCGCCTGGAAAGCGACGTGATGACTGTTTCCAGGTGGGAGCTAGGCAAGACTGCCATCAGTACGGACGCGCTGGCGGCCCTTGCCGAGGCTTTGGGCGGCGATCTGATGGAACCGGAAGACTTATATCACCATCCGGATCAGCCCACCCCGAACCAGCTCTTGCGCGGCCAGCCCCCGGAAGTGATCGACAACGCGATGAAGATGCTTCGCGCGATCCGCCGCTAGTTTCCCCTTCTATCCCCCATTAGAGCGCGCAACCCGCTGATTCGTCGTCGGAATAAATTCTTGTAACTTTTTTTGCCTATCGCTATTGCGTTTGATAACAGTTTGTGCCTATACTCCCTTCATCAGATCGAGGGGAGTCGCACATGCCAGCCCATTGCAGCAAGCGCACCAGCCACAGCTACTACGTCGTGATGATCGACTACGGCCAGAAGGGCCTTGAAGCGGTCGTTCATCCTGAGGACACCCGCCGCGATATCGTGGCGCAGCTCGCCAGCGGTGAGAGCAAGCACGTCGTTTTCATCCATTTC